TGATTTTGCAACAATTATTATTAAATACTGTCCAGATAAATTACTTGTAGAAAGTAAATCATTAAAATTATATTTATTTGGTTTTAGGCAACATGGTTCATTCCATGAAGATTGTGTGAATATAATAGCAAAAGATTTATTTGATTTAATGCAACCTAATTGGTTAGAGGTTCATGGTGACTTTATGCCTAGAGGTGGAATTAGTATTATCCCTACTGCAAGATTGGAGAAGTAAATGAAAAAAGCAATGGTAATTCTTAGTGGGGGGCAAGACTCTACCACTTGTTTATTTTGGGCATTAGAAAACTATGATCATGTAGAAGCTATTACATTTGATTATGGACAAAAACATATAATTGAAATAGCAGCAGCAAAAACCATAGCTGAAATGGCAAATGTTTTACATTATACAGTAAAGGTACCAAATATTTTAAGATCAAGAAGTCCTTTAGTAGATGAAAGTCAAACATTAGAAACATATGATAATTATGAAGACATGGATAACATTATAGGTGATAGAGTTGAATTAACTTTTGTTCCTATGAGAAATGCTTTCTTTATAACAATAGCAGCAAACTATGCTTTGCATAATGATATTTATACTTTGGTCACAGGTGTTTGCCAACAAGACAATGCAAACTATCCTGACTGCAGAGAATCATTTATACAAAGTCAAGAAAAGACTATTAATGAAGCATTAGGCATAGATAATTTTAAAATTGTAACTCCATTAATTAACATGACAAAAGCAGAGTCAGTTGAGTTAGTTAATGGTTTAGCTATGTTTGGTGAGAATAAATGTATGGATGCACTAGCATATAGTCATACTTGTTATTCAGGAGTTTATCCACCTTGTGGCAAATGTCATTCTTGTGTCTTAAGAGCATATGGGTTTGAACAAGCAGGAGTTGATGATCCATTGATAGTTAGAGCAGCAGAGGAACAAATGAACCAATAGCAGAGGTGTAATCATAGGCAAAGGGTTACTTTCCACCCCTTGTACCTCATTTAAAAAGGAAAAATTATGAACAGTTACAACAAAACATTAAAGAATAAGTTTAAACAACAAAATATTAATTTTAAAGCAAATGATAATATAAGTGAACACATTACAGAAAATGACTTAAATATCATTAGAGAAAATGTACATACAGCAATGCTAGGTGTATTAGATGCTTTAGTTATAGATTATGAAAATGACCACAATACACAAGACACAGCAAGACGAGTTGCGAAGATGTATGTTGATGAAATTTTTAAAGGCAGGTATTATCCTATGCCTAAAATTACAGACTTTCCAAATGCAAAAAATTTAGATGAACTTTATACAATAGGACCTATTACTATTAGATCAGCTTGTAGTCATCATTTTGTACCTATATTTGGTAAAGCATGGATAGGTGTAATACCAAGTGATAGGGTCATTGGCATATCAAAGTTTAATAGAATAACTGATTGGATAATGTCTAGACCTCAAATACAAGAGGAGTCAGCAGTACAATTAGCAGACATCATAGAAGAATTAATAAAACCAAAAGCATTAGCAGTTATTATAAATGCAAGTCATATGTGTATGACATTAAGAGGAGTTAGAGAAAATGACTGTAATATGGCAACATCAGTTATGAGAGGTTTATTTAAAGATGATAGTGATGCAAGATCAGAGTTTCTATCAATAATTAAAGGTCAGGGATTTAAATGAAATATATATCTACAAAAACATATAATCAAATAGCACCTGTTGCTTATAGACAATGGAAAGCAGATAGTCATTGTAATAATATACATGGATATGCTTTATCCTTTCACTTTGAGTTTGAGTCAGAAACATTAGATGCNAGAAACTGGGTTATGGATTTTGGTGGCTTGAGACCTCTTAAAGACAAACTTGAAGAATGGTTTGATCATACATTGTTATTAGCATTAGATGATCCACATTATGAAGACATAAAAAAGCTAGGTGAACTTGGTCTTGCAAAAATCACTGAAGTAGAAAAGACAGGATGTGAAGGTATAGCTAGTTTTCTATATGAATATGTAAATACAATCTTTCTCCCCAGCTATGGTGAAAAACACAGAATATGGTGCTGTAAGGTTGAGGTAAGAGAAACAGACAGCAACATGGCTATGATAGTTGGTCAAAGGCATGACATTAATGGATAAAGAATATTTATATTCAGAAATATTTGATTCCATACAAGGTGAAGGAACTTATACAGGTGTACATACACTTTGGTTAAGATTTTTTATGTGTAATTTACAATGTAATGGGTTTGGTCAAATTGATCCAACTAATCCTGAAACATATGAATTACCTTTTTTAAATTATGATTTAAGTAAAGTTAAAAAGGTAGAAGACTTGCCTGTGTGGGATAAAGGGTGTGACAGTTCATATACATGGTCAAAAAAGTATAAGCACCTTATGAGCAAAGGCACACCAACAGAGATGGCACAAAGAATCATGGACATAGCTAAAACTGAAAGTAATCCTGATGGTTTGTTTAAACACCCAATATCAAAACAAAAATCAGATATGTGTTTTACAGGAGGTGAGCCATTAACAGCAAATGGTCAAACAGCCAGTATAAATATATTAAAATATTTTAATAATATAATTAATTTTCCAAGATCAGTTACATATGAAACTAATGGTACAAGAAAGATTAATAATGATTTTATAGAGTTTTGGAAAAGTAATAATTATTATGAGTTGTTTTTTTCTGTGAGTCCTAAGCTATGGACAGTTGCAGGTGAAAAAAGAGAAAAAGCCATACTCCCTGAAATTGTAAGCACATATTATAATCTTAGTACAAAAGGTCATTTAAAGTTTGTATTAGGTAGTAAGCAAGAGCAATGGGATGAGATGGAAGAAGTTTTACAGTTGTATAGAGATATAGGTATTGATTATCCTGTATACATTATGCCTGTAGGAGCAAGAGAAGAAGAACAAGTTGAGAGTGCAGGAAAAATTGCAGAGATGGCTTTTAAAAGAGGTTATAATGTTTCTGCAAGAGTTCATGTATATTTATTTGGCAATGCGATAGGAACATAGAATGCTTACATTAGAAGGATATGAAGATGCTTTTATAGGTTTTACAGAGAAGAATTTGAAAACCTTTATAGCTATTTATGATAGAAACAAATGTATTGATATTGTTATAAAGAAACAAAAATTAAGTCACGAAAAAGCTATTGAGTGGTTTGAAAAAAATGTAGATGAACAATTAATGGGTAATGATACACCATTAATATTATTTCCTATGGGATATGAAAAATATTTACCTTTAGCAAAATTACTATGGGGACATACAGAGCATCAAAATGACAACAAGAGTTGATTAAATGGAAAAATTTTATTTAATGCCTGAATTTAAAAAGGCTTTTCTAGGCACAACCATTGCAAGAGCTAATATGCAGACAGTAGCAGTTTATGATTTTGATAAATGTTTAGATATAATTATGAAAAGAGATAAAGTAGAATATGATGAAGCAATGGATATATTTTATTTCAATACTGTAAATGCTGATATGGCAGAAAAGACACCTATAATATTACAAAGACATAAAGAAAAAGAGATGGAGGATTGGGATTGGGATGAGTAAAAAGAAACCTAATCAACTTAAAAAAATAGGTAGACCTCAAATAGTTATTGATGAAGATTTATGTAAGAAAGCAGAAACTCTTGCAGCACAAGGTCTAACAATGGAACAAATTGCAAATGTTTTAGGCATGAGTGAAACAACATTGTATGATAAAAAGGGAAAGTTTTCGGAGTTTTCACAGGCTATAAAAAGGGGAAAGGATAAAGGCATTGCATCAATAACAAGTGCTTTGTTTACAAAAGCAAGAAATGGTGACAACACAGCTATGATATTTTATTTAAAAAATAGGGCTGGTTGGCAAGATAAAATTGAGAAAGAAACTATTATAGAACAAAAACAAGTAATAGATTTAACTAGGATTACAGACAATGAACTCAAACGACTTAAACGAGTCCTTACCAATGCTCTTACAACAGGTGGAAGCAGAGGAGATGAAAAGGTCATTGAAGGAGTTTACGAAAAATAGTTGGCAGTCTATAGAGCCTAACAGAGAGTTTTACGATAATTGGCATATTGATGCTATATCGGAACATTTACAGGCAGTCGTTGAAGGTAAAATAAAACGTCTTATTATAAATATTCCACCAAGACATATGAAATCAATAAGTGTAGCAGTAGCTTTACCAGCTTGGACTTGGACTATAGAGCCGGAGAAAAGGTTCTTGTATGCAAGTTATGCAGGTTCATTATCTATTAGAGATAGTGTTAAATGTAGACGATTAATTGATAGTCAATGGTATCAACATTACTTTGGTGATTCTTTTAATCTTACAAGCGACCAAAACCAAAAACAAAGATTTGAAAATAATAAAACAGGACAAAGAATTGCAACATCAGTTGATGGCGCATTAACTGGTGAAGGTGGTGATATAATTGTTATTGACGATCCTCACAATGTAAGAGAAGCAGAGTCTAGCACAGTAAGAGAAGGTGTGCTAGAATGGTGGGATCAAGCTATGCAAACCAGATTGAATGATCCAAAAACTGGTGCATTTATAATAATTATGCAAAGAGTACATGAAAACGATTTAACTGGTCACATTTTAGGGAATGAATATAATGCTTGGGATCATCTATGTTTACCTGCAAGATATGAAAAACAACACCCAACACCCACTAGATCATCACTTGGCTTTAAAGATCCAAGACGCGAAGAAGGTGAGTTGCTGTGGCAAAAGAGGGTTGACGAAACTACTCTTAACAATTTGGAAAAAAGTCTGGGTACATACGCAAGTGCAGGTCAACTGCAACAAAGACCAATGCCCAAAGGTGGTGCGATATTAAAAGCAGAGTGGTGGACACCTTGGGAACATGAAAAGCTGCCTGATATAGAATACATAGTACAAAGCTATGATACAGCATTTAGTACAAAAGAAAATAGCAGTTATAGTGCTAGAACAACATGGGGTATATTTAAACAAAATGGACAAGTAAATGCTATAGTAATTGAAATGTGGTATGACAGAGTAACCTATCCTGAACTTAGAAGATTAGCACAAGAGGCATACGACGATTGGGAACCTGATGCTGTACTAATAGAAAAGAAGGCTAGTGGACAAAGTTTGTTGCAAGATTTAAGAATGGCTGGTGTGCCTGTATTAGCATATAATCCAGACAGAGATAAGATTGCAAGAGCTCATGCGTGTAGTGCTTTACTAGAAGATGGAAGAATCTTCTTCCCAAAGGGGAAAAAATGGTGTAAAAATTTAATAGATATATGTGCAGCATTTCCAGCAGGGGATAATGACGATATAGTAGATACTTGTACACAGGCATGGTTAAGATTAAGAAAAGGTTGGTTTATAACACATTCAACTGATTATGATGATGATGACCAAGAACAAGAAAAGAGGATAACATTCTATGGCTAGACAACCAAAAGTAATCCCATTCGCAGATACGATGCCTTCAGATGATTTCCAAGTTGTGCAAATTAATGATGATGAAGTTTTAATTGGTGATCCTGAACTTGATGTAGTGGATGAAACTGTATCTACATTTGATGAAAATTTAGCAGATACTATTGATGCACAAGAACTTAATGGTGTAGCAAGTCAACTAATTTCA